GAAAGAATGAATGAAGTCTGGTTTTAGCGTTCATGGTGATTTTTCCTTTGGTTAGTTGATTACTTCGGTGATGATTAAGGGTAGTGCATCGATTCCATACCTTGCCAGTAGAAACTCGGTGATGTCACCAGTAGGCAAGGGGATGATGATTACGGTGATGTCATCGGAATCGAGATAAGCGCGGGTTATTTTTAGCATGGCATTTCCTTTGGTTAGACAACAAACGAAACACCGGCAAGGCTGCCTGTCCTCACCGGTTTGAAATAATTGGGGGTACGCTTACCCCCAATCGACTTACTCTGCATCATTGAAAACGATACCGGCTTTCACTTCGGTAAGAATCGATGCCAGTTGCGTTTTGCTTTCGATGCCAGATGCAATGATTAAGTCCTGAATGGCAGCGACTAGCTTGGCATCGACCTTTGGTGCTTTCTTTTCTTCGCTGCGGGATGATGCCGTAGCAGCTTCGTTCTTAGGATGCAGCTTGCGAAACTTCTTCAATTGCTGGTAAGCGGCAGAATCTTTCTCGAACGTCATAAAACCCGCGTTTTGCTTCGACTCATGCGCTTCGACACCATAGTGAGCGGCAAGGACGGCAGCAACTTCGTTGACGTACTTTTTAAGCGGCATCGTAGCGGCGTGTTCTCCTACCTTGCCGTCTGCCTTGAGAGCTGCCTCGTTAGCTTTGATTGATGCGAGGATGATTGCTTTGAGTGATTGTGTTGACATGATGATTTTCCTTTGATTTAAATAAAGTTAAGATAATGTGCCCTTTCGACACAATTCAACTATAGCAAAGCCCTGATTGACCCTCGTTCTCTGGCTGCCATTCGGGGTACGTTTACCCCTATTTTTGGTGTCAAATCGGCAACTTGGTGACCCCACCGTACCCCCACCCCCCAAAGTACGGCTTGACGGGGGGCTTCCCATAGAACACTAATCCCCTCCGATTCTCAATATTTCTAGTTACCACTTATACAACGTACCCAATATTATAAAAATCCTAATACTATTGTCAAAAGTTGGACAACAACAGGCAAAAAAATCCCCCGCCTAAGCGGGGGCTAAGTTCACACACCAAGCGAGATAAATGTGTGTGAAGGAGAAGCAAATGGAAAGCGTTGCCGCTTGCGCACTTGCAAACTTAAATATACACTGCGCCCAACGTGGTTGCAAGGGCCAGCGCGATGTTAGAACACTTAATTGATTTTGAACCCGAAGTCGAGGACAAGTCCTCTGGCTTTGTGCCGCTTGAAAAAACCGACGCAGCTTCTGCTGTGGACGCTAAGATAAGTACCGCCGACTGGCTTAAAGAGCTAGGCGCTGTAGATGAAGACGTGCTAACTGAGTTAGACGCAAAAGCTTCACGTGAAACATTTAGCAGCCTAATAACTGCTCAACCCCCAGAACATACCCACGCGGCACTGACACAAGTCAAGACACCCGCAGCGGTACAACATCTGGTGGGCATGCTAACTGCCTATGACTGGGAGTTTGTTGAACGAGCAAAAGAACTCCGTGGCTACACGGTAGCTAAAATCCTAGAAGACACCAACCACCCCACCGCTTCAGTCAGACTAAAGGCGCTTGCCCTACTGGGCAAAGTCACAGAAGTTGGCCTCTTCACCGAGAAGATCGAGATCAAGAAGGCAGAGTTGTCCGATTCAGAACTGGACGCTAGGATCAAAGAGAAACTGGGGAAAATGGCTAAGATCGTGGAAATCACAGACGTTACCGACATTATAGAAAATTTCAAAGACACTAGTCAAACCTTAGACAACGATCAGGAGGCGCATGAAAGCAGTCCTGAGTCCTGAAGAAATACGCGCCCTACAGGCCGTTCTCCCCACGTTAAACGCTAGAGAGAAAGCAGAACTGCTAGCGGACTTGGAAGAGCGAGCCAGCAGAGCCAGTAAGGTTATTGGGCAAGACTCCATGCTAGGGTTTGCAACGCATGTGTATCCGGGGTTTAAGATCGGCCCCCACCACAGGAAGCTGTCTAAGATATTTGAGGATGTGATTGCAGGCAAAAAGAAACGGGTGATTATTAATATCGCGCCGCGTATGGGTAAGTCCGAGTTCTCGTCCTACCTGTTCCCTGCTTATTTTCTTGGCAAGTTCCCTGATAAGAAGATCATCATGGGAACCCACACCGCTTCTTTATCAGAAGACTTTGGACGACGTGTACGTAACCTGATTGAGTCCGATGAATATCAAGACCTCTTCCCCACCACCCGAATTGCCGACGACCAAAAAGCAGCAGGTAAATGGTCAACTGGTGCTGGGGGGCAGTATTACGCAGCAGGCGTTGGCGGCGCTCTTGCCGGTCGCGGCGCTGATTTGTTTGTTATTGACGATCCTCACTCTGAGCAGGATGTTAAATCAAATTCTCGACTTGCCTTCGATACGGCATGGTCTTGGTTTCAAACAGGCCCACTACAGCGTCTCATGCCAGACGGCAGAATTATTGTAATCATGACTAGGTGGTCATTACTTGACCTAACCGGACGTTTACTAGACTACCAAATCAAAAACCCAGAGGCGATACCGTGGGAGATTATTGAACTCCCCGCTATTCTTAATCAGGACGAAGAGAACGAGAAGTCGCTCTGGCCTGAGCAGTGGCCTTTGGACTCCTTAAAGAAAACAAAAGCATCGATTGACCCGAGATACTGGAACGCGCAATACATGCAGCAGCCTACCTCGGAAGCGGCGGCCATTGTGGCTAGAAAGCATTGGCGCATCTGGGAGAAAGACGATCCGCCTACGTGTGAGTATATTATTCAGAGTTGGGATACGGCGTTTGAGACCAAAACCACCGCCGACTATTCTGCGTGTACAACGTGGGGAGTGTTTTACAATACGGACGAGCACGATGAGCCGCAAGTGATTTTGCTGGACGCGTTTAAAGACCGTATGGCGTTTCCAGAACTAAAACAGATTGCCTTAAAGCACTATAAGGAGTGGGAACCGGATGCGTTCGTTGTGGAGAAAAAGGCAGCAGGTGCGCCCCTCATACAAGAACTCCGAGCAATGGGCATCCCCGTCCAAGAATTCTCCCCCAGCCGAGGAAACGACAAGATCGTCCGCGTCAATGCTATTGCAGACCTATTTACATCTGGTAAAGTCTGGGCACCAGACACCCGATGGGCACGAGAAGTAATTGAAGAACTCGCAGCCTTTCCGGTTGGCGAACACGATGACTACGTAGATACAACATCCCAAGCCCTCCTGCGCTTTAGGCAAGGAGGCTTTATTTCGCTCGATTCGGATGATCGGAACGACAAACTTTTTGCACCGCGAAAAGCGGCTTACTATTAAGGTGAGGGTATGGACTACGACACTATACTAAAAACAATTGGTGAAAAACCAGAACACATGTACAAAACAGAAAGAGGTTCTGCCTACGCGCATTACAAAGATAACAGCACGGTGCGTAACAGAAGTGGCGCAGCACACAAAGACAAAACTGAAGGGTTGCAACCAAGATCAGGTAAAACAGTGTATATGACTCCTGCTGACGTAAATAGAATGGCGGGTATGTTTCAAAATGCGGAAGTAGCCACGTCTTTTAAACCTGTGTCATACGATAAAGAAACCGGAACAGGCCGCGTAGCTTTAACCCACGCTGAAGATTTTGGCCCAAAAAAAGCAGGGACTGTTATACATGAAGCGCAGTTTACAACCAAACCCGCTATTGGTTTAAACCCCGTTGAAATAAACAAAAGTGAAAGTCCTAAAGGCGATACGGGCAAAGGCATACACTGGGGTAACAAGATAACGGAAGTTCGTGGGTTAGGCGGGAGTTCTAGAGAAATGCAGTTAGGCGCAGACCTTGATCCTAAGTCCATGATGCAGAAATACGCTAAAGGCGGCAGCGTAAATATGCCGCAAGAATACTCAACAGGCAGTTGGAAACTTATTTAAGGAGCCACTATGGCTATTGACAAAGGGCTTTACCAAGCCCCCCAAGGTTTAGCAGCACTTCCTGAAGAAGCGCCGCTTGAGATTGAAATCGTTGATCCTGAAGCGGTTAGCATTTCAGGGCCGGGGTTTGAAATAGAGCTTGCAAAAACCGAGGCTTCGGAAGAATTTGACGAAAATCTGGCAGAAACGCTCGACGAAGGCTATTTATCAGGGCTTGCTGGTGAGTTGGATTCGGACGTTACCAACGACAAAGGTGCTCGCAAAGATTGGGAAAAGTCGTATGTTAGTGGCCTAAAGCTGTTGGGTTTGCAAATCGAAGAACGCACAGAACCGTGGTCTGGCGCGTGTGGCGTGTTCCACCCCATGCTTACCGAAGCAGTTGTGCGCTTTCAATCTGAGTCAATAACCGAGACGTTCCCCGCGCAAGGCCCCGTACGTACTAAGATCATTGGTAAAGAAACGCCGCAAGTAAAAGAAGCCGCAGTGCGTGTTGAAGAAGACATGAACTACGAGTTGACGGAAGTCATGACCGAGTACCGCCCAGAGCATGAGCGCATGTTGTGGAGTCTGCCGGCTACCGGCTCGGCGTTTAAGAAAGTGTATTTTGATCCCAGCTTGGGACGTCAAGTGGCGATGTTTGTGCCGGCAGAGGATGTGATCCTGCCTTACGGCACCACCGACTTGGATACGTGCTATCGACTGACGCACGTCATGCGTAAAACCAAGAACGACATTATTAAGTTGCAGCAAGGCGGGTTTTACATTGACGAAGAACTGCCCGACCCATCCAAAGCAACGGAAGAAATCCAAAAAGCCAAAGACAGAGAAACCGGCTTTTCTGATCTGAACGACGACCGTTACACGCTGTATGAGTGCCACGTTGATTTAGTCATTGAAGACGATCCGTACTGCGACAAAGATGACGACGGCGAGCCTACAGGTATAGCCCTACCATACGTTGTGACCCTAATTAAGGGCACCAACACCATTTTATCCATCCGTAGAAATTGGAGAGAAGATGACAAACTCAAGCTTAAGCGTATGCACTTTGTCCACTACCAATACATTCCGGGTTTTGGAGCTTATGGATTTGGGCTATTCCATCTCATCGGAGGCTTTGCTAAGAACGCCACATCTCTCATGCGACAACTCGTTGACGCAGGAACACTTAGTAACCTTCCCGGCGGTCTCAAGTCACGCGGACTTCGGATTAAAGGTGACGATACGCCCATCGCCCCCGGAGAGTGGCGAGATGTTGACGTGGCGTCTGGAAACATAAGAGACTCAATACTACCGCTGCCGTACAAAGAACCAAGCACCACGCTCTACAACCTGTTAAACACCATCGTTGACGAAGGCCGTCGCTTTGCAGCGACTGCGGATATGAAAGTATCCGATATGTCAGCGAACTCGCCTGTAGGTTCCACACTAGCTATTCTTGAGCGTCAGTTAAAGGTAATGACGGCAGTGCAAGCACGTATGCACTACACGCTAAAGCGCGAGTTAAAGCTGATAAAAGATTTGATCCGCGACTACACCGATCCTGATTACGAATACGACCCAGAGTACGGTACGAAGAAAGCCAAACAGGCGGACTACGACAAGGTTGACCTGATTCCTGTATCAGACCCTAATGCAGCCACGATGTCGCAGCGCGTAGTGCAGTACCAAGCCGTTATCCAAATGGCGCAGATGGCACCGGATATTTACAACTTGCCAGAACTACACCGCGCTATGTTAAATGTGTTGGGTATTAAGAACGCAGAAAAGCTTGTGCCGTTGCAAGGCGATATGAAACCAAAAGACCCCGTATCGGAGAACATGGAGATTATCCGTTGCGAACCAGCAAAAGCGTTTTTCTACCAAGATCACGAAGCGCATATCAAAGTACACATGGCAGCAGCGCAAGACCCAATGATTCAGCAACTGGTTGGGCAAAATCCAAAAGCACCGCAGATCATGGCGGCAATGTCAGCGCATATTTCAGAACACGTTGCCTACGCATATCGCCAGAAGATTGAACAGCAGTTGGGCATGCCGTTGCCTCCAGAAGACGATAACTTGCCACCAGAAATGGAAACAGCCTTGTCGGGCATGATGGCGCAAGCAGCACAACAAGTGCTTCAGCAAAACCAAGCACAAGTTGCCCAACAACAAGCGCAGCAGCAAGCACAAGACCCAATGTTCCAATTGCAACAGCAAGAGATGCAGATAAAGCAAGCGGAACTAGGACTAAAAGAGAAGAAGCTTGCAGCTGATAGCGCAGCACAAGCGGATAAGTTGGAGTTAGAAAAAGAACGCCTACAACTACAAGCACAAGAATCGCAAGCTAAGTTAGACGCTCAAGACCAACGCGAAGGTATGCGTATGGGCATCGAGATGATGAAAGAAAAAGAGAAAGCAGATTTACAACGCAAGCAAGCGGCGCTTCAGCATATGCAGAGCGTTAGGCAGTCAAGCAAAAAGGAGAACCCAACTAACTGATGGACATCTTCGCAAGCGTACTGCGCGACAAAATACGCAAAGACATGAACGACTACACCGATGACATGGCTAATGGCGTGTGCGGTGATTTCGCGGCTTATCAAAAACTCTGTGGGGTTATAC